ACAAGGCATAGGAGAGACTGGGTACATGTTAGTGATGTGACTAGTGCTATTGCCCACTTAATGGTTAGTAACCTTATAGGGTATGTTGATGTAGGTACAGGACAAGAAACTTCTGTATTGGATTTGGCAAAGGCAATGGGAAGGGATCTGCCTATTAGGGAGGATACGCCAGGTGAACCAGACACTTTATGTGCTGACACAACTAAGTTGAATGAATTAGGATGGTGTTCTACAATAAATATTATGGATCAATTTCAGAACAATGAAAATCCCGAATTGGCAGCATCACTCCAAGAAGGAGAAAAAACGAAAACTTAAACCACAGGCACTGCGTTCTGCAAGAGACAGACGCAGACACTTGACAAACTGTCTACTAAACCCGTCCAAGAGGCGGGTTTCGTCGTATTATAGGTTCATACAAGAGAAAACACATGGCAGTTCAGCAAGAAATCAAGTCACAACTAGCAAAGTTGCTTGCTACTGAAGATATTGTAGTAGAGCATAAGCATGTTGAGACTGCACAGTTTAATGTCCAAACTCGTGTATTGATTCTTCCTCTTTGGGAGAAGGCAAGTAATGCAGTATATGATATGCTGGTAGGACATGAGGTGGGACATGCATTATTCACACCTAATGAAGATCCTCCAGAAGGAATTCCTCATAATTTTTTAAACGTATGTGAGGATGCAAGAATTGAGAAATTGATGAAGCGTAAGTACATGGGTCTTGCCAAAAGTTTCTATAACGGATATAATGAGTTACATGATCAGGATTTCTTTGATTTAGAAGATGAAGATATTGATAATTTTAATCTTGCTGATAGGGCTAATCTATATTTTAAGATTGGTTCGTTCCTTGATTTATCTTTTTCAACTCCTGAGAAGGAGATTATCACTCTAATAAAAAATGCCGAGACCTTTACTGACACCATCGCAGCAGCAAAAGCGTTATATAATTACTGCAAGCAGGAGCAAGAAAAACAGAAAGAGTTTCTGGAACAAGCAGAGCAAGCTAAGTTGGATTTTGAGCACGATAGTCAAGGTTCTGGGAATAGTGACACTAGTGGCGATAGCGATAATGAGTCTACCGTTTCTGACACTGATAGCAGTCCTTCTATGGAAGATAGGAGCGATAGTGCTCCTAGCAATGATCGGGTGGTTGATTCTGGTTCTACTATAGATGATTTAGATGTACATACACTAGATTCTTTAGATACTAAACTAAAAGATCTTGTTAATACTGGTGGACAAGAAAATCAATATACTGAAATTCCTAAAGTTAATTTAGATAGTGTGATTGCTTCTAATGAAGATGTTCATGCTGACATTCAGCAATACTGGGATATTAGTGAAGTTGAGTATGCTAAATCAAAACAGCAATGTATAGAAAACCATGGTCGTTTAACTGATTTTTATCCAGAAAGTTTATTTGATAAATCTGACTCAGAGTTTAGAAAATTTAAAAAGGAAGCACAGAAAGAAGTTAGTTATTTGGTAAAAGAATTTGAGTGTAAGAAAGCAGCATCTGCATATGCTCGTGCTACTACTAGTCGTACTGGTGTTCTAGATACAGCATCTCTTCACACATACAAGTATAACGAAGATCTCTTTAAGAAGATAAGTGTAATACCTGATGGTAAGAATCATGGATTAGTCTTTATATTAGACTGGTCTGGTTCTATGCAGAATGTTTTACAAGATACTCTTAAACAACTTTATAATCTAATTTGGTTCTGTAGAAAAGTGCAGATTCCTTTTGATGTCTATGCTTTTACTCAGGAATGGTATAGAAGAGAATATGATTACACTGCTGGCGAGTATGTTAATAAGAATCAGCAGAGTCATTATGAACCAAAACAAGATCAACTTGCAATCGATGGTGAATTTAATCTAATGAATCTTTTCACTAATAAAGTGAATGGAAAAACATTAGAGGAGCAGATGATAAACATTTGGAGAATTGCTGAAAGTTTTGGTCGTTACGGTAATTGTCATTATCGTTATCCACCTCGTCTTTCTCTTTCAGGAACTCCTTTGAATGAATCAATTGTATGTCTTCATGAGATTCTACCAAAATTCCAAAAAGAGAATAATGTAGAAAAAACTCAATGTATTATACTAACTGATGGTGAAGCACATCAACTTAGTATTCATAATGAAGTTAAAAGGAATTGGGAAGATGAACTTTATATGGGAACACAGCGTTGTAATGGTGAAAGATCTTTCCTCAGAGATCGTAAGTTAGGTAAAACTTATAAGTTTGGGTGGGGTTATCATGAGTTTACTGATGTTCTTATTAGAAATTTAAAAGATAGATTCCCAACAACTAACTTTATAGGTATTCGTGTTCTAGAATCTAGAGATGCTAAAAGTTTTGTAAGACTTTATTACCATAATGCTCATTATGGGTATGATAAGAGTAAAGAGTATGATACAATCATGAGTGACTGGAAGAAATCAAAGAGTTTTAATATCAAAAACTCTGGGTATGATGCTTACTTTGGAATGAGTTCTTCAGCACTATCTCAAGATTCTGAGTTTGATGTTGATGATTCAGCAACCAAAGCTCAAATCAAAAGAGCATTTGTTAAATCCCTTAAGACTAAGAAACTTAACAAAAAAGTTCTTGGTGAATTTATCTCATTAGTAGCATGAAGGAATTTAATTATGACCTCGATTATAAAACCCTTGACTTTAGAGTTGAGGAAAATCGCAAACTTTATCGCATTGGAAGGGGGGAACAAGGAGTGCTATTGGTACGCCCTTATACTAACGATATATGTTCTCATTGGAGATTTGTAAATGAGTCTGTTGCTCGCAAATCTGCTAATAAGATTTATTCCATGTTTGTTGACTATAAAGACAAACAAGACTTCATTGGAATGGACATGGCAAGAAAATTTCTTGAGATGGGATTTACTCGCTCCCGTAGGTATGCAAATCATTCTAGTGGAAAGAAGTACGCTGAAGATGGTTCCGTTAGACCCCAATCGCCAGATGCACTATACTGTGAGAAATCAAGGTCTGCTAAGATTTTTAAAAAAGTAAGAGATAAAGCAGCATATGATGAAAAGTATGTTATAATGAGAAAAGATTGGAGATCATCTGAATGAACATTTTCGTAACTGATCCATCACCTATTTTCTCTGCTAGATGTTTACCAGATAAGCATATAGTCAAGATGCCATTAGAGACATGTCAGATGTTATCTATTGTTTGCTCTGATAAATGGGGTCATGGTTATGGTGAATTGCATCGTCTTGATGGTCAACCATACAAAACAGAGAAAGGTGCATTCCGTAATCATCCCTGTACAATATGGGCAAATGATTCTATAATAAACACCTGGTGGTTGCTTGCTCATGGCATTGCTTTATGTCAAGAGTATACTCATAGGTATGGTAAAGTTCATAGTTGTGAAAAAACTATACTAGAAGCAAAGGATATTATTCCTCTTCAGCAACCAACAACACCCTCATCATTTACCAGAGCAATGCCTGATGAATATAAACATGACACAAGCATTGACACTTTTACTGCTTACAAAAACTACATTAGCAGCAAACCTTGGGCTTCATCTAATTATTTACGTGACCCATCCAGAAAACCAAATTGGATCTAATTAATTATGGCAATTTACAATGATTGTAAGATCGTTATTGATCTTAATAAGTTGGTCAGAACAAGACCATGTGGAGTTGAGTTAGATGATCAGCATGTGGATAATATTGCAAATGATTTGAGAAGGAGAATGACTTTTGATACACTTTTTAGTCAAGTGGATCAGGCTATTTGGGATTATGCAGAAGAATGTAATATAGATCTTAGTGATTCAGAAGAGTGTCAGTCTTTTGGATTTCAGATTCCTGAGTATGGATCTACTGCTGGTGATGAACCTGCCAAGTCATTTGAGGAGGCAAGAAAAAAATTTAAAAAAGAATTTGATATGGTTAAATTGGAGAGTCCATCATGGACAATAGAAGTACCATTGAGGAAGAAGAACACATTAAGCAAACATTAAATGATTAAATAATCACATGAGCGTAATCATCTATCAGGATCACATAGAGGTCTTAGAAGAAGAAAATGCAGAACTTCTTAAGGAAGTTAAGATTCTGCGGAGGAAATTGGCTTATTATAAAGCTGTGGTGGAGGAAGAAGAAGAATAAATACTCTTATAATAGTGTCACCTATAATGAAGACCTTAAAAGAATTTCTTGACGAAAGTAGTCTAAGTAGAATAAAGAGTAAGTCTGATAAAGGTGGGATGGCAATCATCTCTGGAAGTCGTGGTGACAAATCTTCTAAAGAGAATAAGGCAAGAGCAAAACAGTTAGATCGTGATATAAAAGGTAAGGGATTGCCAGGTGCTACTAAGGTGTCTGGAAGATGGGATGAGACAGATGACAAGACTGGTAAAACTAGTAAGGTTAAAGAACGTAGTCATGTAGTTACTTCTGGTAAGAAGAGTAAGAGAAAGTTTAAGAAAGCAATAAAAGCACTAGGCAAGAAGTATGGACAAGATGCAGTATTGACACAAACCAAAAAAACTGGTACAGTATCGGCAACCAGAAAGGGTGGACTCGGCAAATCAGCAGGTAAACCTGTTAAAAGATTTACCGCAGGAAAAATGAGACCAGGTAGAACCTCACCAGATGGTGATACAAAAATTAAAGGAAAGACTTTTACCTATGACAAATAAACTTTATGATGATTCCAATTGGAGAGAGGAGTACAAAGGGTACACTTCTAGCAGGTATGAGTTGGATCTACTTGATAATGGTCCTAAGAGTCTATCTCAGTCATGGATGATGGGTGCATTGCATAACAAGTGGAAAAAGATGAAGGGTTATAAGGATCCTGAACCTCCTGACTGTTCATCATCTATGAAAGAATGGGAAGAGAGTATAAAAAAATACAACCAATAAAATAAGTGTCCACTAGGGGTCTATGTGACCCCTTTTTGATGTATTATAGGTATATCGAAAACAAATTACATTATGACCTTTGAGATTAAAATGACTCGTGAAGAAATTATTGATGGTTTGAGAAGTACATATGGTACTGAGTTTACTGCACCTGATGTTCGTGGATTCTGTGCTGCTAATGATATTGCTTACCAAACTGTTACTAAAAAACTTAAACAGTTTAACGTTGGAAGAGGTAAGTGGAATTTAGAAGTTACTGTGAAGGCAGTGGAGAATATTGAAAAGTCTTTTAGTGCTCCTTCTGTAGAACCTCAAGTACAACAGAATCTTGTCCCTGAAACAGATGATACATTTGTTAAGTTTGGTACATTTACTGACATAAAGACCATCCTTAAAACAAAACAGTTTTATCCTACATTTATAACTGGACTCTCTGGTAATGGTAAAACGTTTGGTGTCGAACAAGCATGTGCTCAACTTAAGAGAGAATTAATACGTGTCAACATCACAATCGAAACTGATGAAGATGATCTTATTGGTGGGTTTCGTCTTATTGATGGCAACACTGTTTGGCATAACGGACCTGTCACCGAAGCTTTGGAGAGGGGAGCTGTCCTCCTTTTAGATGAGATTGATCTAGCATCTAATAAGATCCTATGCTTACAACCAGTACTAGAAGGTAAGGGTATCTTCCTTAAGAAGATTGGTAAGTTTGTGCAACCTGCTAATGGATTTAATGTAGTTGCTACTGCTAACACAAAGGGTAAAGGATCTGACGATGGTAGATTTATTGGTACTAATGTACTTAATGAAGCATTCCTTGAGAGATTCCCTGTAACCTTCGAGCAAGACTATCC